AATGCTTCTTTTCTTAGTTCATGCCATGATTCTGTTTTAATTACTTTCTTTCTTTTTACAACACGTTTTTCGTCTGTATCTGGGTATGGACTTCCACTTCCTGTCCATTGAGGAGGTACTTCTCCACCAACTTCACCTTTCTTTGCGAATGAACCTACAATCTTTTCTGCACTTTTTCTAGATTTACCCTCTCTCATTAATGCTTGAACTTTTTCTTCAAATGTTTGATATTCATTTAGGTCTGCTCTTTTCACTTCTATATAATCCTTATCGTCAACAACTGTATCTGATTTTGGTCTTTGTTTACCACCATCTTGATTATACATAGTGCTTGCATTATCTCCACCTGCGTTTGAAAAGTCTGCTTTCTCTGCTACTAAATCATCTACATGTAGTTTATTATTTGGTGCTACTTCAGCAGTTGTTAATTTTGATGGTGCTACTTTTTTATCTTTTACTGCTTGTTCTTCTTCTGTAATTACTTTATTATTTTCTTCTCTTAATTTGTCTTCTTCTTTCATTTCACCTATTGTATCTCCTATTTGTTCTAATCTTTTTGACTCATCTTTTAATAGATCAACACTACATCCAAACTTTGAACATTTGATAACCATTTTACCATCTCTATCTTCTACTGTTCCCTCTACCATTGATTTTGCTATTGGATTGAAATCTGTAATTAATGCTAATGGTACTGCTGGGTCTTTACATACTGCTACTTCATAATGTTCCAAGTCTTTAAGTGCATATGCTACTGAACCGTCTTTCAAAACTTTTGGTGTTCTATCTGATTTTGTTGCTCCACCAAATGATAATCCTTTGTATTCTCCTGATTTAATTTTACCCCATATATCATTATCTAATTCATAATTCTTGTGAATCTTTCCTGTTATTTTAATTGCTGGTATCTCATCACCTTCTTGATTTTTATATACAGCTCTTGAAAAGTTTATTCCTTTACCTACTATTCTATTTGAATGTGTGTCACTGATTGGTGCACCTCTATCCATCCAAACTGGTAACACTTTGTATAATTCATCTACTATTGTTATTTCTCCTTGTTTGTCTTTTACTTCAACTGTTAAATAACCTTCAAAATATCTCTCTTCTGAACTAATTGGTTCTAGAGATTTTGTAACTATATTACTGAAGAATAGTTCATCTGACATCACTTTATTATGAATAATTCTACTATATAAGTTTAAAAACAAAAAAAGGGATGGATTGGGTGAGGTATTTAACCTACGCTTACTCCTTTTTTGCTTTGCTTACTGCAAAGTCTGCTGCGAATCCTGTTGTAAGTCCTACTAGGGCTAAGCCTACAATTCCAACAGATTCGACTGCGATTGCCTGTGAAACAGCTATTGCAGCGAATGTAGAGATGATTAGAGCACCTGCTAGTTTCCTTGCAGAGTAAGTTTCGTCCTCACTGTGTAGGTATCCTCTCAAAGTGTTCAATCCTGCTCCGATTACTGCTGCTACAACAGTTATCAATACTGGATCGACCATAAAGGATATAGAAATTGTAGCCCTATTTAATCTTTTCTGAACCTTTCATTCGTAATAGTTATAAGAAAGTAACGTAATCTAGTGCATTTTTAACCCATTTACATGATTTTTTCTTCTTACTTTCTCTTTTTTTTGCCATTCTTACCCCATTCTGATGCTTCTTTTGAAATCGATAAACCTGTTACAAATGCTGCTGAAATTAATGCTATAAAAATTGTCATATCGAATGTCATACCTACGTCATATATCGATTCTGCTACATTTCCACCAACTAGTGGTGAAAAGAAAGAAACACCAAAATTACCAGTGATTCTTGCTATGCCTCGGACAAGTGCTTGTTCCATATCTAAGACTTAAATGTATGGTATTTAAAGTTATTTGATTGGTTTTAGGAAGCCTGTCTCTATAAGGTGCATTAATATGTTAGGTTCTTCAAATAATAGCATGAGAGCTTTCTCAGAGAAGTTCTCACCTTCAAACTTTCCACATGAATAACACATATATAGAATTGCTCTCTGGTTTTTAAAACCATATAGTTTTTTACCACATTCACAGTCTTTTGTTGGTTCATGTTTAACCATAATTGGAAATGCAAGCGTTTATAAATAAGTTTTACTTGTGACTTACATGGGTACATCATTTTACATATATGAAAATATAGAAGAATTAAAGAAGGTATATGGTCAAAGACTAGATGAAGAAACACACTGTATAAAAATAACAGATATGTTTTTAAAACCAAATGATGTGTTATGGATTATTGAACAATATGATAAAATTAAAGAAAAACCACTTATAGGTAGATCTATAGTTCATTTTAGGAATACAAGTTTTGATGATTATAAAAATGGAGATGAAAAGTTAGTATTACATAATAAACTAAAATACAATCCTAAGAGAAATAAATTACAAATATTCCCAAAAACACTCCGAAAACCAGAATATGAAGTCAAAGTAGACCGTTTTTACGGTAATGAACAGAAAAAATCATCATTAATTGACTATCATCATAGATATTACGATTTAAGTGCAGATAGGGTTAATTTGGTACTAAAATGAAGAAATGTAAGCAATGTGGTATATTAAGAGAATTTTCACTGTATTTTGATGAAAGATTTGATATGTGTAAGAAATGTTATAACAAAATACCACCACACACCATAGTAGGACTAGAAAATGAAAATTGATTTGTTTCTTGGTGACGTTGAAGATAAACTCGATAAAATAAACGATAGTATGGAAGACCTTAAAGTATTATTAAGATTATTATTAACACCACCAGACTTGAAAGAATATGAAAAATACAAATTAGAAAAAAGAAAAGAACTTTCTGATTGATTATCTTTTATTTTGAGTACCGTTTGTCATTAAAATCTTCCAATCTTTGCCTAATTTCTTTTTCATCTTAAGCCAAAACGGATCTGTGCCAAACATTCCACCTTTTTTGTTATATTCTTTAGTTACATTTGCTATTTTTCTATGACAAGATCTACAGAATCGTGCATTGATTTGCTCTATTTGGAACTTATATTTACCACAAAAAAAGCATAATCCATACATTTTATGCGTTACAGTTGCTAAAAGTGGCTCTCTACCACGCTTTCCAGCACAATCACCACAAATATCGGCAATTGTTGCTGATGTTGCATCTCTTTTAAAGCAATTTATACAAATAGCCTCTTTATAATGGTCTACATGAGTGTATTCATCTTTTTGATGTTTTTCCCAAAGTTTTTTGGTTAAATCATTAGAATCTTTGTTTGTATCTAACTCAGTTGCCAGCTAATCTCACCCTCTTAAGTGCATCTTGAAGTATTATGTAGATATTATTACAAGAATAGTGATCTACACCATGTTTTCTACAGTCTTTCTTAATTTCTTCAAGTGTATCGTCAATTTGTGAAAAATTAGGACTATAGACATTACTTATTGTCTTAACAGAGTCATCAACTACAACAGCTTTCTTTTTTTTCTCTTTTTTATCAATTGGTACTTTACCGAATGGTGTTTTTACCACTTCATGTGGGTTCTTTTCATATGCGAACTGTGTTCCAGCATCTGCACCTTTATTGTCTTTTTTATTCTTCTTTGTCATCTTCCCACTTCCTTACATTATCGAATTCGTTTTTAACTAATTCTCTTGCTTGTCTTACTGTCATACTTGCACTTTTTCTAAGTTCTTCTACTGTTTTAGTCTTTGTCCAGCCAAAATCAACTGCTGTTTGTAATGTATGTTTTACTACTGTAAAGTTTGCTGGTGTTATTCCATCAGGGAATGCTTTCTTGCTCATAGAAGTACCTGTACCACTTGCTGGGTGTCCTTGTGCTACTCCACCAGTATCTGATGGTCTTGAATTCTCTGGTTCTCCTTGTGAAGCTTGTCTACGTTCTTCTGCTTCGCCTAACTTTTGCCCTCTACCTCTTCCTTCAACAGCCATAGGGTCATTAACTGGATCTTTACTGACTTTAAATTCTCCTTGATGTGTTCTAGTAACCTCGAATCCCATGCCTTGTAATGCTTGCATGTTTGTGATTTCTACACCATCTTGTTGTAATTCTCTAAGTTTATCGTTCTCTTCTCCTGCTTTAAGTTGTAAACACCAATCATCTATGCCGAATACTTCAGCTAAACGCTTAAAGAAACCTTTGTATAGTATATCTTGTCCCCATTTAACTGCTCTATTTGTAATTGTAACCTGTAAACCTTCTTGTGACCATCCACCTACCATTTCACCATAATAAAGAGGTAAAACACCGTATATTGCACCTACAATCTGTCTTAGTTCTTTTCTAATTTCTATAAACTCTAATTCTTTAAGTGATCCTGTGAAATCTAACCATTGAGCCATTTGTTTTCCACCTTTTTCTTGTTCTACAAGTAATGGGTGTATCATGTAAGGGTCTTCGGTTGCTTTTTGTTCTAATGCATCCCATGACTTTCTAAATGTTTCATAGTTACGAGAAGCAATAACTAACATACCTCTTGGTGGTCGCATTTTATCAAAGTATTTTCTAATGTATTCATCCATATGTGATAAAGACATTGCCTTTGACCAAATTGAATAAATTGGTGAATAACCGTAAACTAATGATGGTTTGTACTTACCTGCTTTCCAAATTAGTTCTCCTTCTCCATAAATAACACGTTTTGGTTGTGGAATACCAATTGAATAAACAGAATTAACTTCACATACTGCTTTAAGTGCTTTAGCACCACATTGATCACATGTATCTTGTGCTAAACGTGTATCACGATGTTCAAATCGTGGACATACAAACACTTTATTTCTTTTATCATCATAACCTATTCTACCATCAGAGTCTGCAATCATTGCAACTTGTGGTGGGTCTACACGTATAATTTCTTTTATTTCTGTTTTCAAAGGATCTATTTCACCTGTAGTATCATCTACCCAATAGTTCTTTAGTAATAACATGTATGCATTGTCTGCAATTTCTAAGTCTCTCTCAAGTTGTCTTGATACATCTTCTAGTGTTTGATCGTTACCATTAATTCTTTTTGTCATCAAGTCTTCTAATTGTTTTCTATGTTCAGGAACAGGTCTTCTTAGATCATTTGAACCACATGTATCACATAATAGTTTCTCTGATCTTTCATCTGTAGGAGCATATGCTTCATTATCAATACCTGCCATTGTTGTTTCATCTGTTGGTTTATATTGGAATTCTTTAGAACATACATTACATTTATATTTGAATTTTTCAACTATTTCAAATCCATTCTTAAACATTTCTCTATTGATAGTTTCAATTGGTATACGTAATGCATCTATATTATCTGCTAATTCATATATCATAATAAGAGGAAATGGAAAAATAGGTAATTTAGCACCTGTATCGGTACTCATATAAGGTTGAGATATTGATGGTCTTACTGTAGATTCAGTGAATGATTTATTACTTACTCTAAAAGCACTCTTTAAAGAGTCTACTATACCCATACACTATTCGGAATGTCTCTATATATAAACTTTGTCCAGATTTGTAATTTTTTTGTTACCCACTATGTTCGGTTACTGAGCAGTTGATATCCCTGCCTTTGTTGCTTTTACAAGTGCAAGTACCATGTGTATGCTCTACATCCCCACCTTCATGTGAATGTGTTGTACCATCTTCATGTGTGTGTTCTTTATCTTTCTTATCTAATATACCCATAAGAATATTAATATATAGTTACTATTTAAATATTCGTAGTATAGTCATTGGTGTGAGCTTGCATACTGATAAAGTCAGAGGACTGAAGTAGCGACTCAGGTGACGTACTACTTTATATACAGCGTATGAAACAAAAAAGTATGGTAGATATCAGTACAGATGATTTTAAAATTATATTTAGATGGTTTGAGCTTGCACATGGTAGACTTGAACCAAAAGATATACCACTTGAAGATAAACGCACTTTTTGGAAACTAACCTTCTTAGCAGAAGATCGTATATCAGAGGAAAAAGCATTAAAGTCTGATGACTAAGTGTGATTATTGTGGGGATAACACAAATAATATAATTGCATTTCCTCATCCAGATACAGGGGATATAAAATTAATGTGCGATATTTGCATGGAAGACATGGAAAAAAGACATAAGCGAGCCGAAGGCGAGCATTGAGAATTTGAAGTTACGTTTATAAGAGGCACGTAGCATATACATACCAATGGGTTATAAAAGAGAGATAGCAGAAGAATTACTAGATATACAAAAGGAGTTTACTAGGCTTCAGAATAGGTTATTTTTATTAGCACGTAGACTTGAGCATGAAGAGTCTGAAATTGTAGAACATGACGATCCTATATTGGAGGATGTAGGACATGGATAATTCAGTAAGGACTGTAAAGACAAAGGGCTGGAAATGGGATTGGCATTTACTAATTGCTTTCTTTTTCATAGGAACTGGTATAGGACTTCCTATAGGAATTGTAATGTTAGTATGGAGAGCATGGGAAGAAACTAAAGGTCAATATTGGGAAAAAAGACCAAACTTAGGAGACTTACACTTTGATACAGCGAGGAAAAATCAATGACCGAACGTAAAGATGGCTCAAGAAAGTATGGTAATATGGGCATATCATATAGATTATTAAGTGAAGCAAGTGGCTGCACACAGTATAAAATAATGAAATATGTTAGAGCATTAGAAAAGGTGATGGAAAAACATGGTGGCTTATAGTAGTATAATTAGGGACTTGTTGGATCTAGTAGAACAAGAATGGCTACCAGAGGAAAATAAAAAACAGATTAAGACTTTGCTTATAGAACTTATAGAAAATATGGTCGAAGATGATAAGGTAGGGGGTAGGTTTAGATGGCAATAGGTTACAAACAAATAGCCAAAGTAATCTGTATCGCTTGTGGCGAGCCGTTAGGCGAGCATAGAAAAAAAGAATTGGCTCGTTGTTTGTTTCGCATTCAAGGAACAATGGTCAGTAATGGCATCGAAAACGATGCTTCTCAAAACACTGAACGTCAACTTGACCAAAGTGAAGACATACCTTTGGCTAAGGGTTTTAACACAGGAGTGGGATGATATGGTTAAAATGGAGACTTTGAGAGATTTCGAAATGTATCAAATGTTCAAAGACAGTAAAAAGAAGAAAAAGAGGAAATCTAAAAGTTAGATTTATATAAGGTGTTGGGGCACAGATAGACATTGGGTAATCAATATTGGGGTGGAAAATTACTTGGTGGGTATGCAGGGTTGTATCATACAGCAGAAAAAATATCTAAG